ACGTGGCAGCATTGCCAAAAGAGAAGTTTATTGCTGGTAAAAATGGGAAGGTTTATGTAAACCTAACTATGAGCGTAAATGACGAAACAAGATTCGGTAATAATACTGGTATCTATGTTAGCCAAACACAAGAAGAACGTGAGGCTAAAAAGAAAAAGGCTTACTTAGGTAATGGCAAAGTAGTTTGGAATAACTCAGTAATTTTAAACGCTGAGAAAGAAGAACAAGCTGAAGCTGTTACACAAGAAGCTGAGGTAAGCGATTTACCTTTCTAAATTAAAGGGGTCTTAATTGACCCTTTTTTATTACCTTTAAATTATGGAAGATTATATTTTTGATTTATGGATTAACTCAGACACTAAAACTGATAGTAGATTAGTGATTAGTAATAAGGTCGCAAGTATTTTTTTGCAATTAAAAAAAGAAACTAATTTAAAAACAACCGATTTAATAAAAACAAAGTATAGTGATTTTATAGAATTACATAATAAACCAAATTCATATATTCTTATGCAAAAATATTTTAAAGGTTCTATTATTAAATACTGTGAAATATCTGTTAGCTTAAAATATAAAATTGACACATTTAAAGAATGGATGAAATTTAACTATAAATACTTTGATGATGAAGTTTTTTACAATCCTATAAGTCAAAAAAGGTTTACAAGAGCATTTATGTCGAAAAAACTAAATAAAAAAACAGTCAATGTAAATCATTTAAAAACTATTAAAACTTATATTATAAAAGACGATTTAAATAATACTTATAAAATTGGCAGAAGTATAGACCCATTAAAAAGAGAAAAAACTTTACAGAGTGAAAAACCTAATTTAAAGTTAATTAAGATATTTGAAAATAATATAGAAAAAGAATTGCACGATTTATATAAACATTGTAGATTAAGGGGGGAATGGTTTAAACTAAACAAAGTACAATTAAAATATATTTGTAAAAATTACGCATAACAAAACAAAAACAAATGACAGAAGACAAAACAACAGAAAATATGTTAATGGAACTCATAGCTGAAGAGTGTACTATTGACACTTCTGAAATTATGGATTACCCACCGACAGCTTTAAGCTTAGGAGAAAGTACAATACAATCTAAAGGAGGAGAGATTAAGTTTCCTATACCTATTGGAACGTATGGTAATTTTTCTTTCATACAAGCTCCACCTAAAAGCAAGAAGACTTTTTTTGTAAGTCTATTAGCTTCGGTTTATTTAAGTGGTGGTAATAACTTTGGTGGAAGGATAAAAGGTCACAGAGATGGCAGGTGTTTAATGCATTTCGATACAGAGCAAGGACATTGGCACGCTCAGAGAGTGTTTAAGAGAGTGCAGGATATGAGTATCACAAAAGATGTAGGGTGTTATAAAACATTTGCTTTAAGGACTGTAGGATATAAAGAAAGATTACAATTTATAGAATACTGCTTAGAACAAAACAAAGGTAAAAATGGTTTAGTTGTTATAGACGGAGTAGCAGACCTTGTAAGCGATGTAAACAACTTAGAAGAAAGTAACCTATGCGTTCAAAAGATAATGCAATTAAGTGCTAAATACGACTGTCATATTATTACAGTTATACACAGCAATTTTGGAAGCGACAAGCCTACAGGACACTTAGGCAGCTTCTTAGAAAAAAAGACAGAAACACAAATACAATTAGAATTAAATACAACCAATAAAGAATGGGTTACTGTAAGCTGTAAAAGAAGTAGGGGTTATTCATTTGAAACGTTTAGCTTTAGTATAAATGAGTTCGGATTACCTTTTGTGATTACTGATTATGTTTTTGACCCTTTACAGCATTATGTACCTAGAACTTTAACTAAATCCACATTATGAAAACCCTAGTAGAACTTGCATACGAGAAAAAACAAACCTTTATTAATATAGTAAAGAGCTTTGGTTGTAACTCTAGTTATGCAGAAGACATAGTACAAGAATTATTTATACAAATTCATTTAGATGTAAAAAAAGGTTTAGACCTTTGGTATAATGATGATATAAACACGTACTACTGTTATAAGGTTCTTAGGGGAATTTATTTAAACACTCATAAAAAACAAGCGAGATTTTTAAAAACATACATTGAGGATATAGAAGAAATAAAACAAGCTGAAGATTTAGGTATAGACGAGATAGAATACGCAAAGAGTAAAGACATAGTAGACGATATACTAAAAGAAATGTACTGGTACGACTCTAAGGTATTTAGTTTGGTAGCTTCTGGTAAAAGCGTAGCATCACTAAGCAGAGACACTAAGATTTCTTACTACAGCTTATACAATACTTATAGAACGGCATTAAAAAATATAAAAGAGCAAATATGAGATTAGGAGATTTAGTATATTACATTACCTACTACACAGGTATAAGGTATATATGGAAAAAGATAAACCCAGACTGTGAGTGTGACAAAAGGCGTGAAGAGTGGAACGATATAGACTTAGACTTATGGAAGTAGAACACAGAGAACAATGGAAGCAGTTTAAAACTGATGTTAAAGGTAAGCTATCAAAAGAACAATATAAGCTCTTGTGCCTACTTCATTCGGTCTACTATAAACATAAGTACACAGAACCTTGTAGCTGTAACCCTAGACGCTTAATACAATGGATTAACGAAATAGATAAGATATATGACAAAGATTAAAGACATACATAAGTTTGAACAGTCAGTAGTAACCCTATTGAATTTAGATGGCTGGACGTTAAACCATACAGGAGAAGGAAGTAAAAGCTGGGACGCTGAGGGAAAAACACCCAAAGCACAAGACTGTATTATAGAAATGAAATTTAGGAATAAATACTATGAGACTAAGATAATAGAAAAGGATAAGTTTGATAGATTAATAAACACTGGTAAGGTTGCTCTGTATTTTGTTAATGACCCCAAAGGTAATTATATGTTTTGGCTTAATAATCTAAAAGACTTAGAGATTAAAAATATGTACTGCCCAAGTACTACCCTTTGGAATAGTAAGAAAGTATCTAAGCCTTGTTATTTGCTTAAAGAAAGCGATGCAGCAATAATAAACATTAATGAAGAAGACACTGAGCTAGGGATATGGGATAGCTATTTTAAGATAAAAGAATAAAATACTTTGTTTATAATTTGTTTATAAGTATAATTAGTTTTACATTGCGGTATATTAATAAAACAAAAACAAAATGCGAACACAACTAACAGACTTAAATTTTGAGTTAAAACAAATCAACAGAACGTTACGCTTTCCAGATAACGTACCAGAAGACGTATTAAAAAGATTATTAGAAAGAAAAGATTACATAAATACTATACTAATTAATATACAATAAAATGAAAAAGACAAAAACAGGATTACACATTGACGTTAAAGGCAAACGTATTGAAGTTTACACTAAGAAAGAGTTGGAGAAGTTAGAAGCAGAAGCTAATGAAAGATTAGATTTTGTTGTAGTAATTGCTTTAGCAGTATGCTTAATTACTATTGGTTTTATAATAGGTCTTGCAATATAATGACACTACTACAAAGACAGTCTTACGTGCTTTGGTTTAACTTTATATCCGATAGGGTTTTGAAGTGGTCTAATGCAAAGCCAAAAAACAAAGACCTTAAACACTTTATACAAGGGGTTAGCGAGATAGGTCAATATGTTAACCAGCTTAATATAGAAAACAAAGTGCTTGAGAAAAAAGTTAGTGCTGTAAGGGACGGCAAGAACCAAACTATCTTAGAGCTTAAAAAACAAATAGAAGAATTACAAAACAAATTAAAACAATACGATATATGAATGAATGGGATGAGTACATAGACGCACCAGACACAGCAGTAGAGTGTAGATGCTGTGGAACACAAACAAACGGAGATACTTATTGTTCTAATGTTTGTTATAACTTAGATATAGAATGATACTACTAGTAGATGCAGACAGTTTAATCTTTGCGTCTTGTTATAAGAAACGAGAGCATAAAGACGATGAGAGATTCTACACAGACATAGAAGACTCTAAGGCTAAGTTTGATGAGCAATTTATGAGCATTGTTAACAAGCTTGAGGATATGTATAACGTAGAAAGAGTAATAACTTTTAGTGGTTCAAAAGGAAACTTCAGAAAGCTAATAACACCAGTATACAAAGCCAATAGAAAAAAGCAAGAGCTGCCACCATTATTAGACGAGATGCACCAATTTGTAAAAGACGAATATAATAGCGTTTGGGGTTTTGGTATAGAGACAGACGATATTGTTGCTAGATATTGGTACAACCTTTCAAACGAGATAGGTCGAGATAATGTGATGATAGTAAGCATAGATAAGGATTATAAGCAGTTCCCAGCTCTTATTTATAATTATCACTACAAACATAAAGAAGTGTTAGATATAAGCGAAGAGGAGGCTTTATATAACTTCTATGAGCAAATGATAATAGGAGACACTGCCGACAATGTAAACTACTTTAAGGGTAAGGGAAAAAAGTACGCTGAGAAATACTTAGCAGACTGTAATACTAAATACCAATACACAAGAAAGATGCTGGAACTATTCCAAGAGAAGTATAAAGGTAAAGCACGTCAGAAGTATGCTGAGTGTTATCACTTACTAAAATTAAGGACACAATAAAACAAAACAAAATGATAGCAAAATTAAAAAGTAGATTAGGGATAGAGGTATGGAAAGACATTCCAGAATATGAAGGGTTTTATCAAGCTAGTAATTTAGGAAACGTTAGGAGTTTGAATTTTAAAAACACAAAAAAAGTTAAGATATTAAAAAAAGGTCTTAACTCTAATGGACGGTATAGAGTGGCACTATCAAAAAACGGTAAAAAGAAAGGTAATTGTAAAATAAGTCAATTATCTGCAATGGCTTTTTTAAATCACAAACCTTGTGGACATAAAATAGTTGTTGACCATATAGATAACGATAAAGAAAATGACAAGTTATATAATTTACAGTTAATTTCAAATAGAGAAAACACAATAAAAGATACAAAGAGAGGCTCGTCACGTTACGTAGGGGTTTCTTGGAGTAAAACTTCTAAAAAATGGAGGGCTACGATACACACACAAGGTAAGCTAAAACATCTTGGATATTTTACAGACGAGAAAGAAGCAGCACAAGCATATATAAATGAATTAAATAAAATAAAATGAGAGCAACTTATTTACATTACGAGAACGGTAAAGGCTATGACGTTATAGACTTTATAAAAGATTATGAGCTAAACTTTAACAGAGGTAATATTATTAAGTATATTTGTAGAAGTGGTAAGAAAGACGATGAGCTTAAAGACTTAGAGAAAGCAGCAGACTACTTAAGGAGAGAAATAGAATACTTAAGAGAGCAGCAGGAACAATGGATAGAAAAAAATAAATAGAATGAATAAAAAGAAGCACACTCAAATACAAAGAATATTAAGACTAGAAAATATAGTAACACAGCTATACATAAAAGTAGACGCTTTAAAAACCATAATAGATAAACAACAAAGAGACGAAGAGCAAATAGAATTAGAACACCAAGAAAAAATAAGAGGAGTACAAAACTAAAATAAAACTTATGTACATAAATATAGAACTAAAACCAACAGAAAAAAAAGACTACTACAAATTTGTAATTAATGGGCTTAAGCTAGGGGAATGGGAACGAAGCGAACTAAGACACTTAATAGAAGTAATAGACAATAAGATATAATGAACTTAGATATAATAAAACAAGCGGTAAACAATAAATTCAATTTAGACATTACCTTAGACACAAGACAAAGAAACTACACATACGCTAAGAAAGTATTTTGTAAGTTGGCTTATGAATCTGGAAGCACCTTTAAAGAAGTAGGGGAAGCAATTAAAAAAAGTCATTGCAATATACTACACCACGTTAACAGCATAAACGTAATAAGCACAGAGGATAAAAAGAAACACGATGAGATTATAAAAGAGCTAGACTTAACTTTCTCAAGCCCTTTCTTTAATTCAGAACAAGCCAAAATAAAGAAGGAGATAAAAAAAGCTGAAACAAAAAACACCATAAAAGAAATACAAGACGTTATAGACATATTAAGTGGATGGGACATAGAAACAGTAGCAGAGTTTAAACAAACACGCTTAGACCCTTTTAACGCTTCATTAAAGCATAGGGTAAAGCCTAAGACAATAAAAGAAGTAAAAGGAGCTATATTAAATAAGAGATTAAATAATCCATTATTAAGCTATAGCTAAAATAAATACAAAACGTTTATATATTAATAGGATTGATTAAACAATTCTATTTCAATGAGATAATAGATATGATATATGATTTAATAATAAATAACAGGTAGGAGTGATGTTCACTCTCACTAATTAATTAAATTACTAAAAACTTAAATAAGAGTAAACCTTAATAAACAAAGAGAAATGAAAATAACACTTGAGTATTATGACTATACTTGTGGAGATGGATGTTGCCACACTACTGGGTATGATGTTTATGTAGATGGTAAGGAAATAGGACATACCATTGGTGAAGATGCTCAAGAGTTAGCAGACTTACTAAATGAAACCTTTAACACCAAAGAAAAATGAAAACACCACTACAATATGGATAAAAGAAAAAACAATGGCGGTGCTAGACAGGGCGCAGGGCGTAAGCCTAAAGCAGACGAGATAAAACTAATAGAACGCTTAGATTCTATAATAGACAAAGATGAGGCACTAAGTAAACTAGGGGAGTTAGTAGCTAAAGCCGATATAAGAGCCTTACAGCTGTATTTAAGCTATCGTTATGGAAAACCTAAGGAAAGTATAGACCTTAACTCTTCGGAGGGCTTAAACATTAACTTTAGGGATTTAATTAAATTTGTAGACTAACCATTGATTGAAGTTAAAAAGAAATACCTGCCTATTGTAGGAGCAGACAGTAGGTACTATATTGTAAGTGGTGGGCGTGGTTCTGGGAAGTCTTTCTCAGTAAACGCCCTTTTAGTAATGCTAACCTATGAAGCAGGACACACAATACTATTTACACGTTACACGCTAACCTCAGCTTATATATCTATCATTCCAGAGTTTATAGACAAGCTCGAACAGTTTGGCTCTATACACGACTTTCACATAACCAAAGATGAGATACTAAATAAGAAGACTGGAAGTAAGATAATCTTTAGAGGTATAAAAACCTCAAGTGGAGACCAAACAGCAAACTTAAAATCTTTACAAGGGATTACTACTTGGGTTGTAGACGAAGCTGAAGAACTAACAGACGAGAATAAATTCGACACTATAGACTTGTCAGTAAGACAGCAAGGCAATCAAAACAGAGTCATATTAATATTAAACCCTACAACAAAAGAACACTTTATATATACTAGATTCTTTGAAGATAGAGGGGTTCAAGAGGGAAGCAATATAACCAAAGATAACACGACTTACATACATACTACTTATATGGATAACATAGACAACTTATCCAAAAGCTATATAGAACAGATAGCACAAATGAGAGAGCGTAGACCAGAGAAATACAAACAGCAAATGTTAGGGTCTTGGTTAAACAAAGCTGAGGGGGTTATATTTGATAACTGGAAAATAGGAGAATTTAAAAGAAGTAGTGTAAGCGTATGGGGTCAGGACATAGGATTTGCTGCAGACGCAAGTACCTTAGTTGAAACAAATATAGATACAAGTAATAAAGTTATTTATTTAAAAGAATGTTTCTATCTACATAGGTTAACAACAACAGAAATATCTGAACTTAATTTAAAACACTCTAAGGGTGGTTTAATAGTTGTAGATAGTGCAGAGCCTAGACTAATACACGAAATGAAAGCTAAGGGATGCAATGTAAGACCTTCAATTAAAGGTCAAGGAAGTATTACTTATGGTATAAGCTTACTACAAGACTATGACTTAGTAGTAACTCCAGATTCTACTAACTTAATTAAAGAGCTTAATAACTACTGCTGGTTAGAGAAAAAGTCAAACACACCTGTGGATAAATGGAATCATATAATAGACGCTATTAGATACGCTGTAGGATACCAATTACAAAACCCAAACAGAGGTAAATATACTGTAACTTAAAACTGCACTACATATGAGGATGATTTTTTGTACTTTATAGTTTCTAAAATAAATTAAAAAAGTTTATATATTAATAAGTAAAAGAATATGCAAGTAAATTTAAGAATACCTACAAGCCTAAACGAGATAACTCTAGGACAGTACCAAGAGTTTGTTAAATTAGAACAAGAGCTAAAAGATAGTACAAACGTTTCAATACAATTAAAGATGATTGAGATATTTTGTAGTGTACCAGAAGCTGTTGTGCGAAGTATGAAAGCAACAGACATAGCAGAGATATGCGAGATTATAAACACTATGTTTGACACAGACAGCCAATTGATAAGTAAGTTCACTTTAAAGGGTGTAGATTATGGTTTTCTTCCAGAGTTAGATAATATGAGCTTCGGGGAATATATGGATTTAGATACTTTCATAGGAGACAATGATAATTTACACAGGGCTTTAAACGTATTGTTTAGACCTATAAAGCTTAATAAGGGGAGCAGGTATATTATAGAAGACTATGAGCCTAACGACAGCGAATTAGCAAAAGACTTTCCTTTAGATGTAGTGTTAGGGGCTATTGTTTTTTTTTACACTTTAGGGAAAGACTTGTCGACAGTTATGCTGAACTCTTTGGACAAGAAGAACGAGAAGGATTTAGCACAGTATCTAATTTCACAGCAAAGTATGGATGGTTCAATTCAATCTATGCAATCGCTAACGGAGATATTACAAAGTTTGAAAATATCACTAAATTAAACGTACACGAGTGTTTAACATTCTTAGAATATACAAAAGAAAAAAACCAAATAGAAGCAGCACAGATAAAAAATAAATTTAACTAAAATGAGTAATACAGGCATAAGGGGTTTTTACCAACTAAC